AAAAGATATATTACTTACTGTCCAGGAGCTGTGAGAAGCTCCTCTTGTAATTTGCACTGGTTCTATATCTTGTTGTAAAATTATTAAAACATCAGCAGATTGTAAAAAATATAATTCTGATAAATTTGATGAAGCAATACCAGTTGAAGAAAGATCTAAATAATCGTTACCTGTACCATTAATATTTGTTACAAGTTCTCCAAGTTTATAAATATATAATCTATTTGATACAAATAAAAATACGTATTGTTGTTCAGTAGAAAATTCAAAAGATTGTAATCTTACACCATCTTGAGGATTTGTTGCAGCAGGAATTGTATCTATGTATTGTAATCCTGGTCTTCTTTCTACAGCTCCTTGAGGTAAGCAAATAACATTTGTTAAAGTTTTAGCAGCAGCTCTGTATTGGTCTAAATCAACTCTGGCCCTTAATAAAGGATCAAACTCCCCTGCTGTGAAGTTTGTTTGTATTCGTACAATATTCTCATTATCTGCCATTATCTTATATTTGTTAAAACATAATCCTCAATGACATTTGGTGGTTGTCCTTGAGCATCAATTTGGGTTGCTGTTCTAAAATATCCACCTCTGCCCTGGTCAGAAGGATTGCCCAAAGCATGAGTTTTCCAATAATCAGCTTTTGTAGTTTGATCTGTAATAGGTTCAGCAAGATGCCAAGCTAATTGATAAACTAACAAAGTAACAAAATAAGTTGGCATATTGCCTTCTGTTACATCATAAACATAATCAATATAAACTGTTAATGAATTTGTAACTAATTTATCTCCATAGATTTCAAAATCTAATTCTTTTGGAGCATTAGAATTTCCAGAAAAAAATACTGCAACAGGTAAGCTAGATACTGCATCTGTTGGAAGTGTATATTGATAATCCCACTCATTTACTGGTGTTGCTGTATCTCTAGCAAGTTGAACCTTTTTTAATCCAAATTTCCAAGGATACATTGAAAGAGTATGCTTCTTAACAAACTCATACATATTGTTTGCTATGCCAGAAGCTTTTGATCCATCTGTGAATGAAGTAATAGTATTAGCACCTAATAATGTTAATGCGTTATTCGCTATTGAAACTTTTGTATCTCCTGCTGCCATACTATCTTTTTACCTTAAATTAAAAAAATGGGTAGGGAGAAATTAATCTCCCTATCCCATGTAGTGTTTATTAGTCTGCGTCAGCTACTGATAGAGATGTTCCATCAGATACATCAACAACAGATCCTGTGTTTGATAACACAGTTACCAAAGTTGATGTTGGTACTGAAGCATCCCAAACATGAATTAAATCGCCAACTTTTAATACATCAGCAGCTCCATTGAAGTAGCCTTCTGTATTAATATCAGCAATCGCATCTGTGCCTGGTGCAGTGTAACTCCACATTTGAGGAGCTGTGCCTGCTTTAGCTTGTCCACCAATCGGCTGTAGATTTGCTTTAGTATAAGCCATAATTATCCTCCTCTATTAGCTTTCGTCACAAGTTATTTTTACGATACCTTCATCATCAATCGCAACAGCACCTGCTGAAAACATACTATTAACCAAGAAAGAAGTTTTCTCTGGTACATAGTTGATTTCTGTTTTGATCCCCATACCTTCAGCCATACCCATAGCTGATTTGTGGAAAGCAAATACAGTTCTGTCGTTAGTTGATAATGGTAGGCCACCTTCAGATCTATCTCCTACTACGATTATTTTAAATCCTAGCATAGCAGAAACTTCCCCATTTAATAGGGCCTTAACTGCAAAGTCGTTAGAGATAGCTCTTTCATCTGCTAATAATCCTGCAACGTTATTTGCATGGATTACCATGTATCTGTCTTCTGAAGGAACGTTACCTGCATCAAGAAGCTTTTTAGCTTCAATCATTTTACCAACGTTCAAGTTAGAAGCAGCAGCAGATCCAGATGTTACCACTGTTTTAGCAACAGTTAATGAAGTTGATGAATTGTTAAGAGCATCAATAATAAGTTGATCTTGTCTTCTAGCGATAGCTTTAGACACAACTTCTACTAATTCCCTTCTTTCATCAAAATTAACTTTTGCTTGGTGGAATATATCGCTGTATTCAGCAGCGTTATAATCCGACATAGTCGCAGTTACTTGCGAATATGTTACGTTTAATGGAGTTACATCTGTTTGAGGTATTCTAGCTGTTGCTACACCTTTTCCAATTTTTGGAAATTTTACAGTGTTGGAGCTTTGGCCAGAACGAAGTCTTACACTTTCTCTTAACTGGGCAGAACCCTGGTAAGCTTGCTTAACTTCTGCATCAAACAAAGTAACAAACGCATTACTTATATTTATTGCCATGTTTTTCTCCTTTTTTAAACATAGTTAGTTTATTTATTTACACGTTGCGTAGTTGTCTTTGAAAAAGGCTACAGCTAAAAAACTGAAGGCCAAAAAAAATTCGGTTATCTTCTTGATTTGGATATATCAAAAATCTAGGGCTGCAACAAGTATTTTGTGCAACCCTAGTGTTTCATTGAGAGCTATAATGAAATCGTATTATCCTGGTTTATATTCTCCAGGGAAAGCTTTTTCAAAAAGTTTTTCAACTTTCATAGTAAATGCAGGATCTTTACCATATTTAGGATCAGCTACCATGGCTCTAATTTCATCTTTTGACATACCTAATTCTTCTGTTGGTTCAACAGTTGGAATAGGCTGTTCGCCATAATAAGATCTAATTTTTTCAATAACTTTAATGCCTAATGCAGTTCCTGCCATATTATCAAATTCAGCTAGCTCTTGATCTGATAATACTCCTCTGTCTTTAAGAACATCTCCAAATTTCATAACAGAGCCTATTCTTTCGTCAGCTTTATTACCAAGCATTTTCTTTTGTTCTACAAGATCTGCTTGTACTCTTTCAGTTGCTGCCATGTTATTTTCAATAAATGTTTTAGCAAGATCCTCATAAGCTTCTTGGGTTATTCCATATTTCTTGGCCCAATCAGTATATTCTTTTACCAAAGGATCTTCTTTTGCATCTACTTGTTGCTCTTGTAAAAATTCAGTATTGTATTCTTTAGGAGCTTTGTGGCCACCTTGACTAAATTTTTTCTGAAGTTCATTATAAGATTTTACCAAGCTTTCAATATCTGGGCCTTCTTTTTCATCCCAGAATTTTTCTGGAAAATACTCTGGTCTTTCGTATTCATCAGCATCATCTGCTTTTTGTTCTTCTCCCAGTTTATCGTCTTCTGGTTTATCAGAAGTTAAATGAGAAATAGGCTCGTTATCTTCTGGAGCTTTTTCTTCTTCTGGTATTGATTGTCTTGCTTCTTCAACCAAACTATTTGGTTTTGTTTCTTCTTGTGTTTGTGCTTGTGCTTCTTCAGCCATTGTTTCCTCCTATTTAGTTTCGTTTAGCACGTTCTAGTCGTTGTAAGATTTCTCTTACAACTGCGTTTTGTCCTTCTCTAACATATCCATAATGTTCATCTGCTCCTGGATACCAGGATGGACTATCTACAGTTCTTGATTTTAGATCTTCTAAAACAATTTTACCTTCTGGTGTATTAAATATTTTTGCATATAAACTGTCTTTTTTTTTCTGTTCATCAACAGCTTCCATTTTATTTTGGAAATCTAAACCTTCCCAACCTAAATCATCATAATTGTCCATATTATCCTAACTGTGCTTCTGCGTTCACTTGTTCTTCTTGTGTTTGTGGTTCAGCTCCTGGCTGTTGTTGCATTTGTGCTGCTTGAGCTTGTTGTTGAGCTTGTTCTATCATCTCTTGTCTTTCCTGTGGAGTAGTTCTTAACTCTGCAGGTATGCCAAGTTTATCTGCAACAAAATCTGCAACCCTATCTATTCTAACAGCCATTTGGCCCATAGGCCCTAGCTGTTGAATTATTTGCATCCAACCCATAGCAGTTTGTACTTCTTCGTTTGATTGTGCGAGAGCTAGTGGAGAAGTCGGCTGCAATTTGATTTCTAATCCATTAACTTTCAGAGGCAAAGATATGATCTCACGATCATTCATAACAGCCAAGGTTCTTCTAACTAAAGGGAGTACAGCCTCTGAAATCAATCTACCAAATGCAGATCCAAGGTTTTGTGAGAGTTCCTTCATTCTTTCTACAATTTCGGTAGCTGATCTCGCACTCATATTATCTGGAGGCAAGCTCTCATCTAACATGATTTTTTTTACGTTCATTCGTAAATCGTTTATAACCAACTGTGATAAATTAATATCTCCAGATCTTTGTAAAGGTTTTAAACTTGGGCCTGTAGGGCCATCATTTCTTGCAACAGGAATGATAGCACCAGGAGCTATTCTTACAGTTTGTGGATTTAATACTCCATCATCTGAAGCTGTATAAACTCCTGCAATATTTAAACTTGCATTTTTAAGTAGCAGCTCAACTGTTTTGTTTAATGTTTTAATATCTGGCAGAGCTGTAATTAATGGGCCTCTACCATAGATCTCTCCTGCAACTTTCATGTATCTGCTTATGATCCATGGCATAGTTTCAAAAGTTCTATGAACAATTTTTTCTGGCCCTTTTTTCCAGATTACACAATAGTGATAAAAACCATCATTATCATCATACATTGTACTTTCATACAGTTCAGTATATTCATCTGGTTTTTCATCAATAATTCTTTGAAATTCTGGTGGAATTTTTGCATCTGGATATTGTTTTTTTATAATATCATTTTTTAATCTTAATCTTCTATAAACATTTTCAATAGATCCATTAGCTCCTTCTTCAAAAGCAATCAAGTATTGTGGTACAGAAATAAATTTAATTGGTTCAATTTCATCTCCAGGTAATACCAACATACAAGCTGTACCAACGCATAGATCTAATAAAAATTCTCCAATCGCTAAATCAAAATTTGTTTGTCTTAATACAGAAAACATTTTGTCATTCATCTTATCTAGTTCAACCTGGATCTCTGATTTTCTTTCTTCTGGTACTTCGTTACCTGGCTGAAGTCTTACCCATTTTCTGTATGGTGGAAATAGAGCTGATTGAATTCTGTTTGCAAATCTTTGAGCTGAATGGATAGCTGTACTATCAAAAACTTTTGACATTTTTCTTTGTCCAGGAGTACCACCATCAAAATATCCATCATAAAGATTTCTTTGAGGTAAAGCATATTCATAACACTCTTGGTAAATATCTCTCCATAATTCTTTTTTACCTTCTGCTTTTTTAATTCTTTCTAATATTTTTTTTGCGTCTAACATATCTATGCCTTTTTATTATTTGCTGCAAAATTAGCTGCAGCTTCTTTACTTCCAAATCCCCATGCTTTAAGAGCTAACGCAAGTCTAGTTGGTTTTCCATTTTCATCTTTCATTGAGCCTTTCATTTTTGAAAAGCGAGCTGCAAAAGATACCCTTCTTCCATCAGTTCCTGTCTTCAGTGGTCTTTTTAAATTACTGCCTTCAGTTCTATTAAAGTATTCTCTGCCTTTTTCATTTAATCCACCACTTGGATTTTGATGTTCTTTAGAATATCCCATTAGAAAATTATAGCTCCTAAAATAAATGCAATTAGATAACTACCAATCATCCATTTCCATTTATGAAAAATTCTAACCCACTCTTTGTGGCTGTGTCCAAATATAATCATGCTTTCTTTTTAAACCCTTCTTTCATTCTTTTCCAAGCATCCTTGGAAACTGTTGATTTAGATTTAGGATTAGATGTACCTCGCTTCTTGGCTCTGTTCATGTAATAGTACAAACCCTTTTTAGCTTTGCTACCATCTTTTGTTTTATGATATTCACTAGCCATATTTTTTCTTTCCTATTTTTCTTTTCATGGCAGATTTCATATCCATTTCCATTTTACCACCAGAAGCTTTAGCATAAGCTTTAGCTTGAGCTGTTCCTTTTTTAGAATAAGCAAAGTGTCTTACTTTGCCATCTTTACTTGTTACTTTTGGCATCTCGTTGCTCCTTTAACGTTTTCCTATTTTTAGGATTACGTTTGTATTTAGTTTTTGCTTTAGACATTTCTAGTGTAGCCTAAAGTTCCAGATCTACCGAATGGCACTCCAAGCTCTGCATCTTGCCTAGCTTGAGAAATTAATTGTCTTCTTCCACCAGTAGCTCTAGCTCTTACTCGTCTTGAAAGTTCTTGCTTTTGTTTTGCCTCTGCTTTTTCAGCAGCTTTTTCTCTTGCAGAAACATCAGCTTCAACTGGAGCAGGTGGTGGTGGTGCTTTTGGTTTAGATACTATTCCTCCCATAAATGTTCTCCTATTGTTTTAATCTACTATACATGGCATAGTCGTGGCCCTCTGGGCCAAATTTACGTTTTATGCCATCTCTCGTAAATAACATAGTTTCAATCCATTTCAAAGCATCTTTATTAGTCAGATCCACAGTACACTCAATCCTTCTTAAATTGAATAAATCAAAAGCATTATCAAAAAAAGCCTTGGTAGCTTTATGAAAGGGTAAGGCAACTCTGATATTATTTAGTTCTTTGCTTGGTATTAGCCAGGCTTCTGCAACTCCTGGAAACATATTAATTAGGCCAAAGGATACAACTGGTGTGCCATAATAGAAACCAGTGTAAGAAGCATTATGAATTGTATTTTTAGCCAGGTAACTTTCATAGTTTGGAATGTAATCAAAATACTTCTTCTCATGTTCTCGCAAATTTATCAACCATAAATGTTTGGGGTGGAAAGGTGTAATTTTTTTATTGACACCATCCAGGCCCATTAGGTTTTCAATATGTTTGATTTGTAATTCTACCATAAATCAAAATCTAGTTTAGCAAGTGCAGCTCTTACAAATCCAGTTTGATTTGGTCTAGTCAATCTTCTAAATTCTCCACCACCTAATAAACAATAACCCAAAGCATCTCCAACGTGGGAGTGTTGATTTTTATTTGGCTGATCTTTAAATCTTTCCTGGCCAGATATTTGTAC